CTTGAACTAGAGAAGGAACGTAAGAAGTTGGCCCGTAAATTCGATATCACCAAAGAACGAGTTCTGGAGGAGATCGCCAAGACGGCTTTCGTGAGCATGGGAGATTTCCTAGAGCTAAAAGAGGACGGAACCGCCGTCTTCGACATGAACAAGATGACGCCGGATATGGCTGCGGCCATGTCTGAGTTCCAGACGGAGGTCTACCAGGAGGGCCGTGGGGCAGAGGCACAGGACGTGAAGAAAATTCGGCTGAAGCTGAACGACAAGCTTCGCGCCTTGGAAATGCTCTGCCGCCACCTTGGCCTGTTCAACGACAGCATGGAACTGAAGGGCGAGATGACCCTGGTGGACCGCATCCAGAAAGGCCGCGAGAGGGCGGCGAAACGGAACAAGCCGGAGGAAGACGATGGCTCACCAGACAAATAGCGAGTATAAACCAATTTGGCTACGGGTATGCCCCAAGTGCGGTGGGGGTCACGCGTACGGACCCAAGTTCGTCGAGGATAAAGAGAGCCTGCGAGACCCTCGGTTCTATGTCACGCGGGAGTGGCTGGAGTACGAATGCGCGACCTGCGGATATAAGTCCCGCGAGCGCTGCAAAGACGCGAAATGACATACCTGGGTGTAGCTCAGTCTGGTAGAGTGCCGGTTTTGGAAACCGGAGGCCGGAGGTTCAAGTCCTCCCACCCAGACCAATTCATGTCTTGTGCGCTCTGTGAGAAATGCCGGGAAGCCCCGGAGAACCCCGGCTCGTGCATATACGGTGGTCCGTATAGTGGGCTCATATCCGCTGAAGCGTATTACGCTAAAGTGCTACCGACGTATTACGAGACCTACTACTGGAAGGACGACAGGTGGAGCTAACCCCAGAAGAACAGATCGCGGAGGACATAGCCCAGTTCTATGATGACCCCCTGGGCTTCGTCTTGTACGTGTTCCCGTGGGGGGAGGGCGACCTGCGTGGGCGCTACCCCGATGACTGGCAGATCGACTTCCTGGAGCAGCTTGGGTCCGAAGTGAAGAAGCGCGGGTTCGACGGGATCAACGCCGTGGACCCGGTTCAGTTCTCCACTGCCAGCGGTCACGGTATCGGAAAATCGGCTTTGACCGCTTGGCTCATTTTGTGGATCATGTCCACCCGGCCATACGCGAAAGGTATCGTCACGGCCAACACCGTCGAGCAGTTGAAGACGAAGACCTGGGCCGAGCTTGGCAAGTGGTTGCGGATGTGCATCTGCGGGCACTGGTTCGACTACAACTCGGGCCGGGGCGCCATGTCCATCTCGCACAAGGACTACAAGCAGGAATGGCGGTGCGATGCGCAGACCTGCCGCGAGGAAAATTCCGAGGCTTTCGCCGGTCTCCATGCCGCGAACTCCACGCCGTTCTACATCTTCGATGAAGCGTCCGCCGTGCCCGATAAAATCTTCGAGGTCCGCGAGGGCGGCACGACCGATGGGGAGCCGATGACCTTCGACTTTGGCAACCCGACCCGTAACACGGGGCGGTTCTACGAGAACTGCATCGGCTCGTTCGCGCATCGCTACATCACGCGGTTCATCGACAGCCGGACGGTCAGGATCACGAATAAGAAGCTGTTCGAGCAGTGGATCGAGGATTACGGGATCGACAGCGATTTCGTGAAGGTCCGCGTACTTGGCCAGTTCCCGTCAGCCGGTTCGCTTCAGTTTATCCCGACCGAGTACGTGGACCTCGCTCAGCAGCGGCAAGCGGACGGGTTTGACCACAATGCGCCCCTATCCATCGGCGTTGACGTGGCCCGCTTCGGTGACGACGAGACCATAATTTTCCCGCGTATCGGGAATAACGCGAGATTGCCCGGCACCGAGAAGCGGAGGTACAAAGGTCTGGACGGCATACAGGTGGCGGGTAAGGTGGTCGAGACCATCCAGGAGTTCCGCAACACTTACGGGAAAGAATGCTCTGGGCTGTTTGTCGATGCCACGGGCGTAGGGGCTAGTGTAGTTGACCAGCTTCGGCATCTGGGTTATCATGTTACCGCAGTAAATTTCGGCGGGAAGGCCACAGATAGTAAGACGTATCGCTACAAGGGCGATGAAATGTGGGGCAACCTGCGAGATGCACTGCGCGATACTCTCCTCATCCCCAACGAGGGTGATCTCAAATCTCAGCTTATCGGTCGTGAGTTTGGGTTCACCCTCAGCGGGGCTATGCACCTGGAGACGAAAAAGGATATGAAGAAGCGCGGCTTGAGTTCACCGGATTGGGCAGACGCCTTAGCCTTGACTTTCGCACAGACGCTTGCCCCTATACGCACCGTGCCGGGGGCGCATAGGAACACCAACTGGGATTACGATCCCCTAGAAGGAAACTGAGACATGGCGAATTTTACGGTAGAAGAAGGCGAGGGCAGCACATACCGCGTGACCTGGAATTTGACGACCGCCGACCCCATCGGCGACCCGGTCTCGTTCCCCGGCGCGTCTGACCGCACCGTCCACGTGTTCGGTACGTTCGGCAGCGGGACGGTCTCATTCGACGGCTCTTGCGAAAAGGTCTGGGACGCGGCGAACGCGGCGCCCCTCACGGATCATCTCGGCAACGAGCTTTCCTATGTACAACCCGAGATTGATTTTGTTACCCAGATGACAACTCACATCGCGCCGACGCTGGTGGGCTCCACGGGCGGTGACGTGACCGTGATTTTGCTCTGCCGCTCGACGCGGCGATAACGAGGAGAGAGAAATGCGAATTCAAGATGCTGAGGTCAATGTCAAGAACCTCGCGAAGAACTTCCAGTCCGTGATCGACGTGGCCAAGGCACTCGAAAAGATCGGTGGGCTTGAGCAGGCCGAGAAAGAACTGACCGCCAAAGTCAACACCCTGGTAGATCAGGCGCTCGATGGGGAGGACAAGGTCAAGGAAATTAACGGTAAGTACGAGAAGGTCCAGGAAGACATGGACAGCGTCGTTGACGAGGCCAGAGAGATTGCCGCCGAGGTGAGGGCGAAGCTGAATGAGGACAAAGAGATCGCCAAGGCGGCGGTTAGTCATGCGTACCACGAAGCTGACCGGGTGCGCGCGGACGCCGAGGACCACGAGAAGGAAATGCGTAGGGCTTTCGAGGTCATGGCAGAGAAAAACCAGGAAGTCTTGGACGACCTCAACAAGCAAATCGAGGAACGCAAGGCGGCGCTGGCGGAATTGAACAAGCGGTTCGAAGTCTAGGTATCACGTGATACCGGAGTAGCTTATGGCGGTCGCAACATACACCTCGGACCTTACGGACATTTTCCTGTTCGAAAGCACGACGGGCGTCACCGCTTTCGGCGGCGGGGCGTCCGGCCTGGGCGCGAGCCCGGATTACGCTGTCGAGGGTACGAACGCCGTGGACAAGCAGGTCTCTGCGTCGGAGAAAGGTTTTCTCTTTGCGGCGGGCGCGGCGTTCACGATTGGCGCGGATGACCACTTCTTCATCTGGGCTACGCTTGCGGTCTACGGCCTCGCGGATACACGGAATAACCGTGGCATCGCTGTGTGCATCGGGGACGACACGAGCAACTTTGTCCAGTTCCATGTGAACGGCTCGGACACGTTACCCCTTGGCGGCTCGGTGCCTTATGCGGTCCGCTTCGTTAACACGGCGCTCACAAACTTTAGAACGCTCACCGGCACTCCCAGCACGTCACCCGATAACATCGGGGTAAGCGCGAACGTGACTGGCTCGGCCAAGTTCTCGAACCTTGCGGCGGACGCTGCCAGGATCGGGACGGGCTACGATATTCTGAACGGGACTGGTGCGGACCCGGAGGCGAACTTCGCGGGTATCGCGGCGGACGACGAGAGCACCGCTGAGGGCGTCCTCCAGACGGCGGCGGGTGGCTTCAAGCTGCAAGGCAAGCTGCGGATCGGCAGCGCCTCGACGGCTTGTGAGTTCCTCGACGCGAACACCAATATTTTCATCGTGGATACGTTCCACAGCCTTACCGACTTTACCGAGTTACTGGTAGAGCACGCTTCGAGCATCCTGACCCTGGACAACATCAATTTCATTGCCCTGGGTACTAATAACCCTGGCCGGTTGGAGGCGCTCACGAGTGCAGCCACCTTGGCCGTGACAAGCTGCGGCTTCATTGACTTTGGTGCGACGGTTCTAGGTACGGGATCGACGATGACCAGTTGCCGGTGGATCGGGGCGGGTAGCATCACGTTGAACGGGGGGACGCTGACGGATTGCACTATCTCCAATAGTACTGCGGCATCCGCCGTGCTGAATGACGACTTAGGGGATATGACAGGCTGCATCTTCGAGAGCGGCGGCACCGGCCATGCGGTCGAGCTAAACTCCATCGGCAGCGGAACTATGTCATGGGATAACACGGAGAGCGGGTACGCGGCTACGGATGGCAGTACTGGGAACGAGACGATCTACGTCAACGTAGGCTCCGGCGCGCTTACGATTAACGTCGCCTCGGGCGCCAGCACCCCGACTATCCGCACGGCTGGCGCAACCGTCACTGTCGTCGCGGGCGCGGTCACGGTAGCGGTGAATGTGACGGACGGCGCTACCCTGGCCGATATCCAGAATGCCCGCGTGCTGCTCAAGGCGTCGGACGCTACCGGCCCGTTCCCCTTCGAGGAGAGCATCACGATCACAAGAAGTGGGGCTGTGGCAACAGTTGCCCATACGGCTCACGGTATGGCCACGAACGATTACGTGGTGGTCGAGA